TCCTGTTTCGGTTGCGATCTTTTCCTTCATCTGCCTAATCTCTTCGGCTTTCTTCATGCCCTGGAGTTCGGCTTCGAAGTTGTTTGCACGCTCGATGGCTTTCTGAAGTTCGGTCTTGTTGGCTTCTTCCGCTTCGTCAAACTTGGCGGCTTTTGCCTTGATTTCGTCATAATCAGAATACTTGCCTTTTTCCTCGGCGAGTCTCTTTCCGACTATTGCGTTGACTTCTTCCTGGGTGAACGTGCGGGTCTGCCCTTCGGCATTGTTTTCCTGTGTGGTTACAGTAGTGTTTTCAGCACTCATTTCGATTTTCTCCTTTAATGGATGTATTCCTCGTTTTAGGACGAGTTCCTTATTAAAAAAGCACCTTTTGACGGGTGCTAATTTACATCTATTAAGCCCTGGTTTGATGTTCCTTCTGTGGGCTTGTTTGCCGCATAAGCGGTTCTACGCATTGAATTTATTCTTTCACTTGGAGTTCTCCCTTCTGCGTTCTGATACATTCTTAAATATTCGTCGGGGTCGTACCCGCTAACCTGGGTCCGCTCGTTGAATCTTATCGCATATTGGCAATCGCAATTCGAATGGATGTGTTCCGCGTGACCGCCTTTAATGGCTTGTCTTGATGCGTATTGCCATCCCCTCGATGCAAGTGTCAAACAGAATGCGCAAGTGTCACCTTGGGGAATCCATGCGAACTGTGCGCCGTCCCTCAATGCGTTGTGAAGGGTCGTATCTGCCGCCGCCATCTTAACCCATCGTGTAGCGGCTCCCGCTATCTCTTCGAAGTTCTGACTTGTCTTGATTGTGCCTCTTACGGATTTCGCGACATCGCCGTAATTTGCCAGGTCCGCCATTTCAGCGGAAGGAAGAATCACTCCTTCAAATTCAGCGGTCAAATCATACATTTCAGCCGCTAAAGCCGCCGAAGCTTCTCCGTATTCGGTTACAACGGCAAAGGCATAATCAATGAACTCCTTCAGAGCGTCTTCGTTTACAACGATTGTATCTGCGGTCCCCGTGAACACATTGTGAGTGTTAAGGTACTTAACAAGCTTTTCCGCCGCCTTGTCGTTGATATCTCTCAAGGTCATTATGTAATTTGTCCATGATTGCCTTGATATCGTCATCCTTCAATCTCTGCCACAAGTGCCATTCCGCGTGATCTGCCTTCCTGGGACTTGATTCTTCTTATGTCGGCTTTATCGAATCCGAGCATTTCCAGGAAAACATCGGTTGCGGCGAATCCTTCTCTCACGGATGCAATCTTCACCGCCGCATCTGCTGTGACAGCCACCGAAGGCATCGCGGGATTCTTGAAATGTGCCACGATTGCTTTCTGCTCTTCGGTAAGGTCTGCGAATGAAATATCGTTTTCAATAGCAAGCGCCATGAGGATGATATTCTTAAGACCTTCTGCGTTACCCTCGTTAAGTTCCTTTGCGTTCTGAACAAGGGTCTGACTCTGTGCCAGGATTGCATCGCTCGATGTCGGGTTCGCATCGTTTATTACTCCCGTGTCGGTAACAGAAAGACCCGTTGCCGCCGCAAACTGTGTTGAAAGAATGCGGAGCATATCAACATGGGGAGTAATGGTTCCTTGCAAAAGCTGACCGAAGGAAGGCTTCTCGCCCGTTTCGGGATTCGTTGTTGCGGTAAGGAGTGAACCAACATACTGACGGAACTTATCATTCACGACCGCTTCGAACTGTTCATCGGTTACACCGAGTAAATATTTCTGCGGTGATGTTGCGAACTCAAGTCCGATTGAAGCATTCGCCACGGTTCTGACATATCCCTGGATTAACCTTCTTATATCGTCCTTGATTCTTGACTTGCCGAAAGGCTTATCCGAATCCGCATTCCAAATGAGCGCTTCCATCATGGGTCTGCCCATTTTGTGTGTATGTTCTTCCGCCACCCATCCGCTTTCGGTTTTCGCGATTACCCAAATTGCTTCATCGGTATAGTAATTAAGAAGGTTAGGAGTCCAATTATGATCGTTGTCGGGTGCGGTGTCGATGATTGCGAAGCCGTATGCGATACGGTTCAACTCACCATCCCACTTCGCCGCCGCTGTCCTGGGAGAATGGAAGCGAATCTTCGCTTTTTTGTCATTATCTTGGGAAAGAGTCGCGAAAACGCATCCATATTTCAACTCATCTTTGCAAGCTTTCTTATATGCACCGATAAGATGATTATTAGCCGCGATTTTGTCGATAGCTTCCACGATCTCGCCGTTAATTCCGACGAATCCATCGAACATGGACCTTCCCGCGAGTACATCGACCGCCTTACCGCCCCAAGCACATCCGATTTCAAGCTTCATTAAGCCATCGGGAAGCGCTATTCCGAGATTTACTTCAGAAAGAGGAATATTTCCGTCATAATATCTGTTTTTTATCTCATTTTTTGCGGAATGGCTGTCAAATGTTGCGATTAACTCCGAAAGTCTGTCCATTTCCTCTTTGGGAAATCCCGCTATCTGACTAATATCAATCTTGTGCATCTCTTAACCTCACCCGATAAGCATTTTCTTATTCGGATTCCTCTTCGATGTTCTTGCACCCCATAATGCGAGGGATGCGGCTTCAATAGGTGTCGAATTTTCCCCACCAAAACCCCAACCACCGCTAATTGGTCGTTTGACGGAAGTGATCGCGGATTCTCTTAAGGCTTCTTGCCCCGCATACCAGGTAAGCGAACCTTCCTGGAGTGAATCAACGAGCATACTCACCGATGCGATGACATCTCTCACCGATGGTCTTACCACGCTTCCCTTAACTTTCCATTTATCGGATATCTTTTCAACCAGGACATCGACACCGTTCTTTCCGTCAATGACTACGCAACAGGCTTTCGAACTTCGTTCATTGAGCCAATCTGCAAGCCAGGTCGTGCCATATCCTGTGGGTTTTGCTTCAATTAATGAAATACGCGCTTTGCCGTTTTCGGGTATAACCGCACCGCATAAGCATACATAGGAACCATCAATCGAGAATTTAACGCCATAAGCGGTCTTTCCTTCGGGCTTCGGGTCTTCAGACTTGCAAGAGTCCCAAAGGGCTTCTTTGATTGCATAGTCGATGGATTGCACCGCTTGGGGAGTCCAATATCCCAAACGCTCCCTGGCGAATCCGTCAATGCTCATTTGCTCAAATTCGCCCTGGATTGTTTTTTCTGCAATCCTATAACCCATCGCGGGATTGGTCTTATACGCGAGGTCAATTGCCGTTTCGGGCGTTACCTCTGCAAGATCAGTAATTCCCCATTCAATCCACCAAATTTCGGAGTCTTCTCCCGAATGCGCTTTATCGTGCATTTTCTTGAAGACCGTTCCATTACAACTTGGTCCTGGCGGTGTCCCTATGTATATTTGTTGTGGCATCTTTTTGGCATCCGAAGCATCAGCCGATGCCGATATGACAGGGAGCATTCCTTCTTGCTGTTCATCTGTCATTTCCTGGGCTTCGTCAACGATGATGACCGAGTATGTTCCGCCTCTTGCGCCCGCATTTGTTCGGGTTGAGAACTCAATGCACCCGCCATCGTGCCAAACTCCGTCTTCGTCTTGCCAATCATTAAAATAAATCCCTTCATATCCTCTGCCCCTGGTGATGTATTTAACATCCTTGGCAAATTCGGGATATCTTTCGGGATTTTCGAATATCGCGCACAAAGCATCGAACATTTTCTTTGTGGTCGAACTATGATGCGCGGAGTATAAAACCGACCTGTGTTCGAAATCAGCCATCGCAATCGCGTAATATCTCGCCGAATACGATTTTCCGTTCTGTCTCGGTTCGCTTATTCCGATTATCAATGCCGCTGGGGAACCATCTTCGTTCCTGGCAAGCATTATCGTCAATTCGTGTTCTTGTGCGGGGTAAAATGTTGCACCGCCGTCCTCGGCGAACATATCCGCGAAGTCTTTGCCATCTGAATAAGCGTAATTACCGATTTTTAAGAAGGTCGGCTTCTGATTACCTTGCTTCACGCTTCTTCTTCAGACGGTCGTGTTTTGAAAGCTGAAGTTTGGCTTCCGCTTCTCTGCGAATCCTTTCTTCTTCTCTTTCCTTCTCGATTGCTTCGATTTCGTTCATAACTTCCATTAAACGCTTGGTGTTGGAAGCCATATCACGACCCGAATCACATTCCTGGATTGTTTTCGCCAGGATATCCCTTAAGGAAAGTAAAGTTTCGTATTTATCCCCGCTCTTTGCGGTCTCAACAAGGTTTGCCACGTTCAAACCCCCTTTCTTTTTACCGTGAGTTACACGCTTGCACATTTGCCCGAATTGCACCCCATGTGTGCTAATTGGACGTTTGCCCAAGTATGACTTCCCCCTTTTGATAGGGGTATAATATGATCTAATGTCGGATATAACGAATGAGCGTGTCCATTTTCGATGTCTGTATCATCAACGGGCTTTCCGCATATCTGACAAATGTCATTATCTCTTTTGCGAAGCCTTCCGATTGTAATTGAAAGGTCGATGTCTTCCTCTTTGCATCCGTAGAATCTTGCTCGGTCTGCCCATTTTCTTATGGTCCGCCCAAACTCAATTTCAATTCCCAGGTTCTTACCACGCTTATAAATGCGTGACGGTGACATCTTATATTTCTCTGCGATTTGATAACCGTTAAGATGCTTTGCTTCTTCTCTTAAGGTATCATCGTCAATCTTTGATGCGTTTTGCTCGCATATCTTTAAGCCTTTGCCTTTTTCTTTAAGTAATCGGCTTATGTTCGCTTGCGCTCTTTTGTACTTCTTCGCCAAGCTGTTAATTGAAACATCCGAGGAATAATATTCTTCAATGATGTGCTTGGCTTCTTCCTCGGTTATTTGTCGGCTTCTCTTTGGTGGTTTGGGATGTCGTTTTACTCTTGGAACGTTGTATTTGATTAGCGCTCTGCGAACCGTTTCATCCGAACACCCGAATATTTCTGCGACAAGTCGGCAATTGTCACATTTTTCGTATGCTTCAACTAAAGCTTTCTCGGAAAATGCCTTCATTATCGTTCTCCTATAAACGATTTCCTATTAATAAATGGCTGAAAGACCGTAGGAAGCGGTTTTTCGGGAGCGACCCTATTCAGCCAAGTTATTCACTTTTAGATGTGGAAAAATCAAAATGTATGGAGCGTACGGCGCT